CAGAGGATAGATTTGCAAACACATATGAGCCGGTGTTTATGTTGACGACAAGCCAGAAATATTGGTTTGATCTAACTGCGGTAAGAATTTCACACAAAGAACAAAGCTATCAAAGATATAGATATTCTTTGAACGGATCATATACCCCAGGAAAAGCATATCCTAATGAGAAACGAGACAAACCACAAAATTGGAATTTGAATTCTTTAGGTAAGAATCCTGGAGATATTTGGGAGATACCAACTCAACCATTCCCGGAGGCGCATTTTGCAACCTTTCCCGAAAAACTGGTAGAGCCAATGATTAAGGCTGGCTGCCCGCAGTGGATATGCAAGAAGTGCGGGAAGGCGAGGGAGAGGGTGACGGAAACAGAACATTTAAATAAAAAAATTGTCCCTTCAACAGCAGTACGAGATAAAGGTTCACATAGAAATTGGACTGGCGAAAGATTTAAAGCAAAACATTATACCGTCGGCTGGACAGATTGCGGTTGTGGCAATAGCTGGGAACCCGGTACGGTGCTTGACCCGTTCGCCGGTTCAGGTACTACGCTTGCCGTGGCAAGGCGCGGGAACAGAAGGGCAATCGGGATTGAATTAAACCCCAAATACTGCGAAATTGCCATGAAAAGGATCAATCCGAGGCAGGTACAGTTATTTTAATGAAAAAATAAACTTTTCTAATGAGAGATTTCTATCTTAAATCTTTTTTTATTTGTTTTTCCCATTACATAGGATTAAATTATACGATATTCCCTAAAACCTTATAGTTGAAGACTGTTTATTTTGGCGGTTTTTTTTGTTAAATTAACACAATATGGGTTCCCCTAAAGGAAATAGTGAAAAGCAGAATAGGAACAACAAAAAGGCGAGACCGTGGCTAAAGCAGTGGAAACCCGGGCAGTCCGGAAACCCCGCGGGCAGACCGCCCAAGGAGAAGACCTTCTCCGACACGGCGCGGATGCTGCTCTCCGCCACGACCATAGACATCACGCTCACCGATGGCAAGGGCAAGGAGAAGCGGATATTCCTTAAGAGCACCAAGAACTTCTACCACGGGCTCGTGGCTGCGCTGATAGTCGAGGGGCTAAAGGGCAACGTTAACGCCATCAAGGAGCTCATAGACCGCGCAGAGGGCAGACCGCCGCAGGCTATCAGCCTTGGCGTCGGCGTCCTTGAGGCTGTGGACAGGCAGCGGCTCAACACCGCCGAGGAGATGTGCGTCAACGACCTGCTCACTACCCCGGAGCCCGGCGGCAACGGGAAGGGGGACGGCAATGGCAAAGTACAGGACTAAGCGCCGGAGCTGTGGGCTGTGCAAGCCGCACAAGAAGGGCTGGCTGGACAAGCACAAGCCGAAGTTCCGCGCCGCGATGGAGGATAAGAAAAAGGAGATACTGAACTACTACAATTATCGCCGGAGGGTGTAGCCGCGATGCCTGATATCCTTGACATGCAGGGGCGCGCCGACCTGTGCCGGGAAATCCTCGCGGGGAAACACGACAGCAGGCTGGAAGAAGCCATCGAGAAAAACAACTTCCGCATCTCCGTCGAGGACATGCGCTACAAGGTCGCCGCCGACGTGCTGCCGTACTACTTTGTCAAGAACGTCCTCAACTACGACAAACTGATTCCGAACCCGCACATGGAAATGACATATCGCATGCGCTTCCCGGACTCTAAGCGTGAATTAAGGCTGTACCCGCGCGGTATATTCAAGACTACGATATTCGTGATCGGCGGCTGCCTCGACCTGCTGAGGAAAGACCCTGACTTGAACATACTGATAGCCATGAACTCCGCCACGAACGCGCAGAACGTGCTCAGCGAGATCAAGGCGCAGATAACAAAAAATGAGGTGTTCCAATACCTTTACGGCGACTGGGGCGCTGGGGCGCCGAGATGGAAGAGCGACAGTGTCATAATCAACCGCGCCAAAAGCCAGCGCAAGGAGGGCAGCATCGACGCCGTTGGCATGGACACGAAGATCACCAGCCGGCACTACGACGTCATATTCATCTCGGATATCGTGGACGAGAACGACCGCGACTCCGCGGCGAAGCGCCGGGACACGCGGCTGTTCCTGCAGGACATCATCGACCTGCGCAAGGACAACAATACGCCGATCTGGATAGAGGGCACGCGCTGGCACTTCGACGACGTGTACGCCTACATAATCGAGGAGATGAACGAGCAGCTGGCGGAGTCCGGGAACGAGCCGTTCCACGTCACGGAGCGCCCGGCGCGCGAGGGCGGCTCCATGTCGGGCAAGCTGATGTTCCCAGAGATGTACGACGAGAAGACGCTGGTTGACCTGATGGCGCTCAAGGGCATCGTGTCATTCTCGGCGCAGTACCTGCTCAAGCCGCTGTCCGACAAGTCGCAGATATTCAAGAAGGAGAACGCCAGATACTTCGACCCGGAGCGCGTGGACGTGGACAGGTGTACGAGGGTGTGTGCCCACGATCCGGGTCTCGGTGAGGGTAAGAACGCCTGCTACACGCCCATCATAACCGGGCTGCGCGCGGACTACACGGACGAGTCAGCGAGCATACGCGAGGGTGACATCCTGGTCTGGGATATGGACGTGGACAGGCGCACGCCGACGGAGAACAAGGTGCTCATGGCGAGGAAGCATCTGAGATGGGACTACTCCTTTGTCGGTATAGAGGCCGTCGGGTTCCAGAAGCTGTTCGCTCAGGACTCCAGCGTTGTACACCTCGACGCCGACACTGTCGTGTACCTGCCGGTCTATCCGATAAGCCAGTCCGGGCAGGGCTCCAAGGCTGCGAGGATCGAGGGGCTTGAGCCGTTCTACACGAGTGGCAGGATCAAGTTCCGCTCCGACTGGCGCGACGCGCCGAACAACTACCGCGAGGGGCTCAGCCAGCTGTGGAACTACCCGCTTGACGAGTACAAGGACGCCCCTGACTGCCTTGAGATGTTGGTGCGCACGTTCAACATGATGAACGTCAGCGTGGCTTAGAAAGGACAAGATTTGGTGTTCAAACCCTATATTTGGGATGTAATAGCAATAATTTTTACCCTGTACGCTTTATTTTTGTCTTTTTTCCTATTAAATTTATTTTTAAGGATGCCAGATACCGGCAAGGACGGGAAGCGGATAGGGTGGAAGAGTAAAAGTATGAGGATGAAGTTCATAACAGCAGCGGGCTGGAGTGTGGCAATAGCCATACTTATTTTTTTTATAGCCATTACTCTGGGAGTGCTCTGGTATGTCATTCGCTGAGGAAGTGTTCACCGCGAATGGGCTCATAGCTCCGGAGGTCAAGATCGACAAGCCGGAGTTGATTGTCGGTCACGACTGGCTCGGCACGCAGCCGCGTCCGTCTGACGGCGCTGAGGACTATGAGAGCATATACGGCATGGTGGCTACGGTTTTCCGCTGTGTGAATGTGCTGACGTCCAACATAGCACAACTGAAACTGAAAGTCTACGACGCTGACACAGACGAGGAAATAGAGGAGCCGTATCCGGAGGACTTGGTGGTGTTCCGCCGCCCGAACAAGTGGCAGACATATTACGATTTCTGGGAGCAGACCATCGGGTACTTGGAGCTATCCGGCGAGGTGCCGTGGCTGCTTGAGGTCAACGGCGTGGGTATGGTGAAGTCCATGATTCCGCTGCGCCCGGACAGGGTGAAAATAGTTCCGTCCGCGACGGACTACGTGAGCCACTACCTATTCACCATAGGTGGCGAGGACATCAGGCTTGAGGCTGACGAGGTGCTGTTTACCAAGTATTTTAACCCGCTAGACGACTTCCGCGGACTGTCGCCCATCTCGGCTGCGGCTAACGACATTACGCTCGATTTATACTCGGTGGACGCTAACAAGAGCACATATAAGCGCGGTGCGCGTCCGAGCGGGGTGCTGTCTACTGAAAAGCAGGTGCCCGAACCAGAGATGAAGAAGCTGTCGGACAGGATAAACGAGCTGTATGCCGGCAAGGACAAGTTCGGCAGGATAGTCACCATCAGTCACGGATTCAAGTGGCAGCAGCTCGGAATGTCGAATAAGGATTTACAGTTTATCGAGCAAAGGCAATTCAGTTCTAAGGAGATAGCGAAGGTTTACGGCGTGCCGCCTATTTATATAATGGACTTTAAGGAAGCGTCAGTATTGGCGAACGCTGATGTTCAGGCAAGATTGCTCTGGGAGGCGACACTACTCCCGAAGCTGATCAAGTGGGAGGAACACCTGAACAAGAACCTCGTGCCGAGGGTGACTACCCGGCACGTATACATTCAGTTTGACCGTTCTGTTATACAGGCACTGCGTAAGAACGTGGAATCGCTGGCGAAGGTGTATGAGACTGCTACAAAACTGGGATGGGCAACACCGAATCAGGCGAGGGAAAAGGTATTGGGCTTGCCGCGAGAGGACAGTCCGGCGCTGGATTCGTACTACATAGACCCGAACCTGATACCGATAGCGGAGGCGCAGCCGAAGGGACTCGACGGTACGGATGTCAGATTACGCGGACTTGCGGAGGCTACCGGTGAGTTGAGGAAGTGCGTCGGCGAGGTGTTCAGTGATGGCGTTTCCGAGATAGAGCAGAAAGTCATCGAGGCTAAACGGCGTCTCGAAGAGGAAAAGGAAGCCTCGTTTCTACGTAAGGCGCGGGCGCAGTTTATGAGGCTGGCGAACTCAAGAACGGTAAAGTTCCGCTCCGACATCGCGCCGCTGTTCATAGAGCAGGGCAAGGAGGTCGCCAAGAAACTCAGGGCTCAGAAGATGTACAAGCAGATAGACGTGGATGCGGTACAGTTCGACTTTCAGGAATGGGTCAAGAGGTTCGAGGAAAAGGGTAAGCCACACATAGCCTCCGCGGTGGAGGAGGCGATGAGAGACCTCGCCGTGCAGCTTGGCAGGGAGGAAGAGTTAAACCTCGCGAACCCGCGTGTCGGCAGGTACGTCGGGCGCAGGGTAGAGAGCTACGCCCTGCTGGTGAACGAGACCAGCAAGGACAAGGTGGACGATATAATCCGCAGGGGCATTGACGCCGGGCTGAGCGTGGAGGAGATGGCGCTGCAGATAGAGGCGTACTTCGAGGGCGCGAGTAAGTTCCGCGCCGACAGGGTGGCACGTACTGAGATGGTGAGTAACCTGAACTGGGGCAGGCAGGAGAGTATGAAGCAGCTCGGCATAACGGCGCACCGCTGGGTCACGCAGCGGGACTCGGATGTGCGGGACAGCCACGCCGCCGCGGACGGGCAGGTTGTACAGATAGGCGAAGAGTTCACACAGCTCGGGGCGGACTACGGTGGCGACAGGACGTATCCGAGCGACTTCAACGAGAGGTGCTTCACGATACCAGTGATACAGAGGAGGGATTGACATGCCGTATCCCCAGGAACATTCGTGTAGGCTCAGAAACCCGGCGGACTTCCAGCAGGGCACGTTCCGGCGGGTACAGCGGGTCAGCAATGGTAAGCGGTACAGCGTCATAATGGGCAGGCTGAAGGGGCAGCGCACCATGACGGAGCAAGCGTACCGCTATCCGAAGGACGTCTGGACTGTGGCGCAGGCGCGGAAGCACTGCAAGGATCACGGCGGGCAGAGGTTTGAACCAGCCGCCGGACAGAGGGAAATAAGTAACGGAGGCGATAAAATGCCTGGAAAGATATTTTACGGAAAGGTTCTCGACGTAGAGAAAGCCAAGAAGGGCGAACCTGGAGACCCGATACGTTGGAGGCTCACAGAGAGAATGGTTGACAGGGACGGCGATGTGGTCGAGCCGAAGGGGGGACAGCTTAAGGAGTTCAAGAAAGATCCCGTAGTTCTGTGGAGCCACAACCGTGGGTTCGAGGCTCCGAGACCGGCGATCGGCATAATAGACCCTAAGTCTTTCGAGCAGACGGAGGAATATCTCGACGCCGATGTGATATTCGACGTTAAAAATGATGAGTTCGCCAGGATGATAGACGGCAAGGTGCGCGACGGGTTTCTACGCACCGGCTCCATAGGCTTCCGTCCGCTGACCATAGGGCGCGAGCCGGTGTTGCCGGGGCAGAAGGGCGTCACGTTCCTGAAGTGGAACCTGCTAGAGTTCTCAATCGTGAACATACCGGCGAACCCCGGTGCCAACCGGCGCGAATGGGAGGAGTTCATCGAGGCTTGTAAAGGCTTCGGTGACGAGTACGCTCCCGACCCGGAAAGATTTTTTAAGAAGTACAGTCAATTCTTTGATGACACTGGTAATGATAGCGGTGAGGGTGACGTATTTGAGCCTATACCGGTGGAGGTTACCGAGGCGTGGTTGGACAGGGAGATCACCAAGCTGCTTGCCGCAAGGGGTGGGTACAGCGTTGCCAGCGACGTTAAGAGGCTGGAGCGCTATAACGAATTGGCGTCGCTGTTAGAGGCGTTCGGGCGCGAGGCGCCGGAGTACAAGACCTACGACTACGAGTTCGTTGACCTCGGCAGTGGCAGGTACGAGATCCGCAACTATGACAGACCAGCGGAAGAGCCACAACGGACGGCAATCGGCGATGTGCTCTCTGACGGCGAGATAAAGTTGCTTGAGGAAAATATCGGCAGAGCATTGTGCTCACTGTCGGACGTGAAGATGATAATAGACGGCGCAGTGAAGGGTAGGCGCACCAGCTCGGCACAGGTCAGCGACGAGATACTGGATGGCATACTTGCAGACCTTGAGAGGCTGCGCAGTGCCATAGGCGACAAGGAGCCGGAGAGCCCGATTGAGGCTCTTAGGCGTCAGATACAGGAGATATGATATTGTGTATAAACCAGAGGCGTCAGACGTCCTAATCTGCTCAAAACAATGGAGGTAGAAATGCCAGAAGAGAGCAAGATTGACCAAATTGCAAAGGTCGTCAAGCAGATGGCGGACGTCGTGGAGGACTCGACCAAGACGATGGGCGAGATCAAGGAGCAGACCGACAAGATGGGCGAGGACTTGATCACGCTTCAGCGTCGGGTGGACGAGTTCCAGACGATCACGGAGCAGCGCTTCGAGAAGCTGACAGAGGAACAGGAGGAAGAGCAGCGCAAAATCTGGGACGTGGCGCTGAAGAACACAAAGCTGTTCAAGCTGTGGAGTTATGACGATCCGATAACCAAGGCGCTGTATCGCCCGCGCACGACCTACAATGCCCGCAAGGGCTGCTACGAGCTGAAGGGCTCCTATGATGGGCTTGAAGACCTAATGATGCTCAACGATGCACTGTTCATCATGGGCTGGCTGAAGGCGGACAAGACCCGCAACTATGCCGGCTATGCCGACTATGTCAAGGGTTTCGACACCTATCAGCTCGCAAAGTACGAACTCGAAAGAGTTCCAGAATTGCGTAAGGCTTTAAACACTAGCGACGGAAGCGACTGGGTGCCGACAGCGCTCAGCGCGCAGATCATCGACGACCTGCGGCTACAGCTCAAGGTTGCGGCGCTGTTCGAGCAGATTCAGGTTCCTACGAACTCCGGCTCCTCGTATGAGGTTCCGCTCAGGGGTTCGCGGCGCAGGGCTTATTTAATGGGCGAATCCACGGATGACAGCTCCAACAAGATTAGCACCGCCACGCCGCCAACCAGCAAACTGACTTTTACAGTCGTCAAGCACGCACTAAGAATGCTGGCTTCCTATGAAATGACCGAGGACAGCATTGTTCCTATCATCCCGCTGATGCGCGAGGAGATTGTTCAGGCGCTCGCCGACGCCGAGGAAGACGCTATCCTTAATGGTGACACCAGTTCCAGCCACTTCGACACTGGGCTGTCGCTCGGCAGCGACGATATCCGCAAGTCCTGGTATGGATTGCGCTACTACAGTAACGCCACCAATGGTAATGCCAGGGTTGACATCAGCACGCTGAATGTGTCTAATCTGCGTGCTATCCGCAAGGCGATGGGACGCTTCGGCGCTGATCCGAGGCAGCTTGCCTGGATAACTTCCATTTCCGGCTACATCCAGATGATGGGCTTGACCGAAGTATTAACACTCGACAAGTACGGCAATAACTTCACCGCAAGGGCTGGTGAGCTGGGAATGTTCGACGGAGCTTCCATAATTGTCAGCGAGTTCGTCAGTGAGGAGCTGAACACCAGCGGCGTCTATGATGGCTCGACGACTACGGACACCGTGATCCTGCTCGTGAATCACAGGGCTTTTAAGCGTGCCCAGAAGGGACAGATGATCTCCGAGTCTGAGCGCGACATCGAGGTACAGCAGAACAAGATCGTCATGAGCCGGCGCGTGGACTTCAAGCGTAGCTGGACTCCCGGCGATAACGAGGACGTGGTGGGAATCGGATACTCGCTCACGTCATAAACCTTAAACTTTCCGAACCCGGCGAATCGGGGCTCTTGGTAGCCCCGGCGCGCCGATAACGAAAGGAGACTAACATGCACGAATTACCAGAACTTAAGAAAATCAGCCGTCCAGGTATCAGCCCGGACTTGCTGAAGCACTACTTTCCCTACCTGGTCGACCCGAGCGGCGACGCCCAGGGAATGTACGACTGGATGAAGATAATGATGCTCGCAGCTGGTATCAATCACATCGTTCAAGTAAACGACTGCGAGACCTCTGGCGACTGGACGGAGTCGGACAACGGTACTTTCGACTATGCCGTCGGCTCCACCGGTAAGCGTGTCGGGACGAACTGCCTGGCAATAACCAACACGGGTGCCACCGATGGGACACAGTACATCGAGACCAAGTTCATCAATGAGTCTGCAAAGATCCCGGTCAAGAGCGGCAAGCGCCAGATGGATTGGAGGGACACTGACTATCTCGGATTCTGGAAGCACGCCGAATCGAGCGCGCACTTTGGCACTGACGGCGAGCTGAAGTTTGCCATAATCAACGATGGTAAGATCAACCCGACGAACGGCGTTGAGGGAAGCCCTGTGAGCGTAAGCGGCACCGCCGGAACCGTACACCACTGGTGTGAAATCGATATCTCCGGCTATGACCGCGACAAGGTCGAGGCGATACGGCTGTACGGGAACAACAGCAATGCCAGTGAGGTGACCTACATCGACGACATAATCCGTTACAAGATTTCCTACAATAAGGCTCCGCTTTACGGATGCGGTTTTCCGATCAAGAGCGGT